CTGCTCATCATCAAACGGCACATCATACCGCTCACTGCCCCGGTCCCCTCCCCATTTACGGATGTAATACGCCCGGTTGCGCTCAAACGTCGTATGGTTCTGCTGCATAAGTGCCGGGTGCGCGTATATGTTGCCACTGCTCTTGTGCAGTATATCCGTATCCTCTAGCACAGGCAACGTTCCCCCGGCCAGCCTCACCCGGTGAATGTAATCCGTATCTTCGTAATACGCCGGGAATAGGTTCTCATCCAGCATCCCCACCTTACGGCTGTAGCCCTTATTCCAGGCAGTGAAACTGATCTCACACGGACCCACCGTTTTGTCACGGATGTGATACGCACTCGCCGTCACAATCGGCTCTTTCTTCTGGTCGAGCGCAAACTCCACCAGACGATCAAAATCACCCGCGCTGGGCAGCATATCATCAGCGATATTCACCACCACATCAGCCCCCGCACCAAACGCGGCCAGCAACCCTTCATTGATCGACTTGCTCAGACCCCGGTTTTTACCATACGGGTGATAGTTCACCTGTGGCCTATGTGCCAGCTCCCCGCACACTTCCATTACCGCACCAATCTTGCTGTGCAGGAATAAGTGCCACGTCAGATCATGCTTGCTCTGCACCACATCCCACATCGCTCGCAAGTCACCCGGTAACCCATACGCCACACTAATAACATGCACGTTCATATCCCACTCCTCAAATCAACCCCGGCTGCAACGGGAGCAACTGCGGCAACATCTGCGCCACACTCTCACCCAGCAGCATCTCAATAAATAAACTCGCGGCGGCAGGTGTTAAAAATGGTGTCAGCAGTTCAGCCTCTGCCTGCTCCAACATCACCGCCAGATTATTCGTGACGGTACGCGGCGAATCCGTCACCTCTGGTACGAGGTAGCACATACAATGCGGGTGATACGGGCCGATCACTGCGCTATACACGCTATACACCACACCCGCCCCACCCACCGGACCCGCGAGCGGCGTACACACCGGGCAACCCACCTGGCCCGTACTACTCCGCCTCATGCGGATCTGGTCCACATACGGGTTTAGCATTGCGCTCACCCAGGCCGCCTGGTTCGCCGCCCGTGCAATCTCCGTCCGCGCCAGCCGCATCGCGTCATAGCTGGCATCCGTCCCATACGGTTTCCGTGTGCGGATTTTCGCCCGCCCCGGTATCAGAAACCGCTCGACCAACCGCGCTATCTCAAGACTGCCCTTACCTTCCCGGATCATCTCATACATCAACGCATCCAGCTTGCGCCGTGTCTCACTGGATGTATTCCATATTCGCTGACTCAGCACATACCCATTCGGGTCAACCCAGGTATGCGCCGGTTCATACTCCGCCAGCGGATTAGGGCTGAAGATGCGCAAACGCTCAACGTCCTCTTTTGATAGAGACTCATCCTGCTCAATCACCCGCAGATGCTCACCCGGTACATACCCAACTCGCCTATGCGTCATTTCACGGATAGACCTTGCACCCCGGCCACTCAACCGCGCCGCCGTCCCCTCATCCATCTGCGCCAGCATATACCGCCCATGCGCCTGGACCACCTGCGTAGTCACCATGCCAATCTCAGCCATCAGCGCCCGTGCATACGGCGATAGCGGCACGCCATCCGCGTTAATGCTCTTACGGCCATCCACCGTAAATATCCGGCCCACGATCTCATCAGCCCGCCGCACCACGTCATCAGCCGCAGATACAGGTATAACCCCATCCACCCCGGTCGAGCGCAGCAGCAACGCGCCGATCTGGTCCGCTGCACCCCGCATCAAATCCTGCATCCGGTCCTTAAATCGAACCTGCGCACTCGGCAACGCCATCTGATAATTAATCTTCCGTGCCGCCATGATTACACCCTGCGATAACCTACTTTATGTAATCTCACCCTCACCTTCACCCTGCTCATCACCCTGCCCTGCACGCTCCAACGCCTCCCGCATGGCTTCCTCCCACGCCGGACCAAACCGATCAGCCTCTTGCCGCGCCTGGGCCACCTCAGCCATCGACGCCTCATACTCCCGCGCCGCGTCTTTGACCAGGTTGAGTAACTCCAACTCTCGCTCCCCGGTGATAAGCCCCCGCTGCCCCGCGTGCTTGACGTATTCCAGGTGCAACTTAGCATCATCCGGCGCGACTTGCGGCCACTCAATCGTAATCTCCACATCCGCCCGGATGCCCGGCGTATACAGCGCCACCGTCGCCAGATACACCTCTAGTACTTCACGAATGTACCGCTCAATCTCCCGCCTCTGGCCGTCGATAAATTTCGACCACGCAGGCATCTGCGCCTGCACACTCGCCATAGATGAGGCAATCGCGCCACCCCACACCCACTCCGGCACATTCGTATGCTGAAGCATCAGATAAAACAATGCCTTCATCATCTGCCACGCATCCCCCGTAAACGTGGATGGGGCCTTGAAGTCAAACCGCCCACTCGTCGCAAATATCTCTAGCTCATCAAAGTCAATCACCCGCTCAGTCACCGTATTACCTGCACTATCCGTATACGTTTCCTCACGGGTAGCCAGCGCGTCCATCTCCTCACCCGGATCGTCAACCCCCTCAAGGACAGGTTTGGGGTTGCTCATCGTTTTGACCCCCTTCAAACTGTTGGTCAATACATCATCGTACTCCGCAAACAGCGGGACCAGTGACTCGTAAATCGGATGACCATACACCTCATTGCTCTGACGTGCATGAGGATAATGCACAATCGGTAATCGACCGATAAAGTTAGGGAACGCCTGCACTTCCTCCGGCTGATTATGCCGCTTTACCCGTATCTCGCGCCCATCCAGCCGATACGCATCCTCAACCGTCGCCTTTTCCATGACCGTAGTCACCGTCATGCTGGTCACATCCCGGTAATCCAGGTCATTCGTTTTGATCTCAACTTGGTTCGGCGGCACTAGCGTCAATGACCCATCAGAGTTGACCGTGAGATAACTATCCCCCAGGCTCATCCCATCCCGCATCCACACAATCATCTGGTGCAGATTGAGCTCAACGAAGGCGTTAAGCTCAGCCGTCGTCGCCTCATCATCCGTCACCACCCGGAACCCATCACCCAGGCTCCACGCCGTGATGTGCTCCACAATCGGCTTAGCGAATAGCGCACCGAGTTTATAGGTCGGCAGCTTCCCGCGCCTCAGATTATCGTAAAACTCATAATCTGCCTGGGTACGATCATCTGCCCGCAACCACCGGCTAGTAAATCCCACCACCCGGTAACTGACCCGGCCAATAATCTCACTGACCACCTGCCGCCCACCACCGATTGTCTCTCTAATCTGCTGTACGATGCCCATAGCACCCTCATAGTTTATTAGCTCTATTGCCTATTTTGGCAGGGACCATCAATCATGTAGGCAACATCAGAATCAAAAACCGCCTGCACCCGGCAGACGGTCAGAACCTCATCTTTGATCTTGATTGCGTTTATGACGCTCTTGCACGTTTTTGATTATTTGCTGGCGGTTCGCTTTGTAGTACTTGCGATTGTTTTTGCTTCGCTTGCACTTCACCGAGCAATATTTGGTGCGACCATCGTCTGTACGAAACACAATCTCGCAGACCGGGCACTTTTTTTTAAATCACCACTCGGCGTATGGGAGTGATACGTCTGCCGGGGCATGGTTAGACTCTCTCAAATGCAATCGAGAAGTCAAGCCATGAAAGCAGTTTGCTTTCACGCATTTCTATTTTAGCTATAGTTTTGCTGGTTACCCAGCGATGAATTGACCTTGCCTCATCGCTACGACGATCACCTCCACACGAATAAGAAAAAATGCGGGAGGCCTCCCAAATATCCCACAATTCTTCATGTCCAATTTCACCGTTGAAATATTTGCGCGCAGCGCAAAAAAAGCGCACATCACTTTGATCGTAAGCTACGTCGATCAGTGCTTGCCATTTATCGTCTCTGCGAATGCGCTCAGCAATTTGGTGAACATCAGCAGAGAAATCATAATGAACAGGTAAGCCACGCTCAGTACGCAGCATACTGCGAATTTGATGCTCATCATTATTGCGCAGTCGTTCCAATTGTTCGTGTGTGGGTGGTACTATAATTTTCTTGAACATTTCGAGATTGCTTGACGTTGACATTTTATTTCTCCGTTTTCTGTTTCAGTACCCTTATTTACACTAAGAATATCATATTTCAGTACCCTTCGCCAAGCAATTCAACCACCCAACGCGCCAGCACAATAAAAACCGCCTGCACCCGGCAGACGGTCAGAACCTCACCTAACGCTTTAACTAGGAGCATTCCACAATACACATTATCGCACGCTTATGTGCGCAGACCTATCGCAATTAGCGTATCTACGGATAGCTCATTCACCTCATCACGCATCGTCATAATGATGTCTGCAATTGACCATGCCACACATCCATTAAGCGAAAGTTCAACAACCTTTCGCGGGTCCACTCCGTAGATATGGCATATCTGAAGAAGGATCTGACATTCTTGGTAATTCAATGCGGACCTTGAGCAAACATCATCTACCGCCCACACTCTCGCGGACGGCTACCCTTACAGAAGGACAGTTATCGCACCCTACCGACCCCGCCGACGACCACCCCGCAGACCGACCGCCCGCGCCGCCGCCGCTCGCTTACTGCCACTCGCATCCAAATACATCACCGCATACCGCATGGCATCCACCCCATGATCGTGCTCTTTAACCGGTTCTTCTTTCTTCTTCCCATCTGCCCACACATACCCAGGTATTTCCTCTACTGTCGAGGTTGGCAGCTTCGCCTCATGTAAATCCTGGTCAAGCTCCACCCGGCACCCCTCCATAATAAAGAGGCGCGGCTTACCATCCCCCTGTATGCGCATCCGATCTTTGACAGCCTCAATCCCGGTCGATACGGACTTCTTCGCAGGCGTCGTCTTAATGCCCTCACTACGTAAAGTCGCCATGCCCTCTGCATCATGGTCACATACCGTCGCCTCTATCACCTCTAGCTGCTCAGTCATACGGTTAATCTGCGCCGCATGATCTCGAACCAGTCGCCCGGTCATGTAAATCTCACGATATAGGTACATGCGACCATCCCCATCCATCGCCCACCACTGGCACACGAACGGATTGTTATAGCCGAAGTCCACCACCCGGAACCGACGCCACTCTCGCGGAATCTCAAACGGGTCAATCAGATGATGCCGCTCACTCCACTCGTCATAAATCGCCCCCTCAGCACTCGTCCACTTCCCATCCTTATAACGATCCCGCCTCACGCCAGTCAGCCGCGCCAGTTTGCCGAGTACGTACTGCACACCCGCCGCCGTCCAGTCACCCAGGTTCACATCGTAGTATTTGGGGTTATCCTCGTGGTACGTATTGAGGAGAACCAGCGCCCCCTCCTGCTCGCGCTGCTTGATCCAGTGGTCGGGGCGATCAGGATTAGTATCACCAATCACCTGTTGCCAGGGGACCACCGTCGAGCGGTTACGCATCACCAGCGTTTCCCAATCCTCTAAGCTGATCTGCGATGCCTCAGCCACATAGATAATGTCATACTCCGCAGAGAGGATTCTCCCCGGTCGGTCCATGCCCCCCACCACGATCTCACTACCATTCGGGTAGCGGTACACGTCCCGCGTCTTCCGCTGCATGTTCGCGCAGATGGGGTTATCCTCACCCAATATATCCCGCTCAAACGTCACCAGCACACTGTTCGCCAGGTCAGCCCGCACCTTACGCACCATCAATATACGTGCCTTCGGGTACGTCCACGCGATCTCATGCAGATAGTCCACAACCGCCAGCGTCTTACCCGTACCCGCCGCGCCCACCAAAATCAGCTCCGGCACATGCGTCATTTCACGGATACGCGCATTGTTACCACGCATCTCATAATCACGCAGCGTCATAGCACGCCGTGCCTTACGGGTCTGTATCGCTTTTACTTTTTCTTCAGGGGATTTTGTCAGCCGGGCGGCTAACTTTGCAGCTAATGACCGCTCATCAATCGCCATCGCTCAACAACTCAGGCAATAATGTCTCTAGTTCATTGACCAGTTGCGGGAGGCTCAATCCCATGCGCCGCATCAGTGACAGGATTTGCGGCGAGAGACTAACCACCTCACCGTCATCATTCATGTGCAGCTTCACGAA